GATCAATCCCGCTGCAAACTTTCTTTGCCGGGAAATTTTCTACCCTGTAAGCGCCTTCAATTCCTTCAAAGTTTTCAAGGTTGCTGACCTCTACTGTAAACTGTGCCTGTACGATGCAATCTGGAAGAATCTCTATATTTATTCTGGTCACGCCTTTAATCTCGTGGCCAGATTCTGTAAAAATCTTTGTGCCCCATGATGACTTTGGGCCGTTGCCTTCTGGCAAGACAATTTTAATAGTCATCCCTCTACCCTCGCTCTAACTTTTTGTGCTGCCTTATCGACGATCTGCTGCCAGTTTTGTGCCGCTGATCTTAAAAAACTGTAACGCACTTCCATGTAGATGGCGTAATTTGCGGCCCATCCAAATACAACTTGGTCGCCAATCTTGGCCCGGTTTATCACAATGCTAATTGGCCCGGCAGTGTACGATGAGCTTCCGTCGCCGCTTGGGATTTTGTTCACGTCTGCGGAAAAGCTGTTTCGAAGAAAGCCGGTGTCCAACGGTAATTTTCCGTTTTTAGCTCTCGGCGTTTGCATTTCTTTAGCAATATCCTGCGCCGCAGTCTTCCAGACGGCTTCAAGTCTTGCCTGGGACTTCGCCACCCATTGATCTACCGTTACGTTAGCCACGCCCACCACCTCCTGCAATGTATCTTTGAAACGTAATCTTTCCCAATTCCAAATCTTTTTGCTATTTCTTCATTGTTAATAATGCCGACAAGGCTTCTAATTTCCCTAACATCATCTTCGGATAACTTTGAGTTACCTGATTTTTCCCCGCGAGCTGGCATTTTAACAGGATAATAGCCGAGACGCTTAGATACATCTCTCCATGTATCGCCACGTAGAACTTTTCCGACAATGCAGCTACTACACTGAACTGATTTACTAATGTCCTTGTGTAGCATCTCAGGATGGTTCATGGCCATTAATATAATTTGTTCGGCTTGGTTTTCGGTGATTACAGATGAAGATACATCCTCACCTTGCATATTAGTGCCATGCAGCTTTTTATCGGCGCAATTTTCGGTTCTTGTCTTCCATGAAAGGTGAAGCGGGTTCATGCATCCAGATGCTCCGTTTCCGCATTGGTGCGCCGCGTCTAGGGCTTCATTCTCAGGTATCCCGTGAGCAACTTCACACATAACCCTGGATGCAACTCTCTTTTTGCCATTGTGCTTAATAGATCCATATCCATTACAACTAAGCTGAAATGGCCATATTATGCAATCTTCACCGGAGTAGTTGGCATTATCGTGAATCCACTTTAAAGGAGCTCCGGGAGAAGATCCTTTGCGCCCGCCTAATGGATCGCCGTGAGCTTTGAATTTAGCGTAATGCGTGCTGCAATAACCCAAACGAACATGCTGCTTTTTTTCGCAACCTTTAACAATGCAGAATTTCATAATCACCACCGTGTAATTAGCACCGAATGAAAAGACGTGGCAGGCGGTCGGTGAACCGCTTTTCGGGAGCAAACCTATCCACGGGTCTATTTTACTTTATCTCGGTAGATTCCTCTACCTTGACGGCACATCATTATGCTTGTGTTAATGCCCGCACCTTGCGGGTCTAGCTGTCTCGTAGCTTCCCCGTCCAGATCACCCGCCTAAATCGTACTGCTAGGAGATGCGGCGAGCTCTGGCTGACAATAGTTATTAGCGCCACTACTGCCTGGGCTTGTTCGGTTGTTCAAGACTCTGTTTTTTCAGCCTTCACTTTGTAGCAAAGCATATACCATTTGTCCCGTAACTTGGCGATTTGCCTTTCTTGGATTTCCTTGGTGATGTACCTAGGCGTCTCGTAGGCTTCCACGGCCATAATACGTTCAACGGTGCCTTCCGGCAAAACAGCCATCACATCGGCCATAGGCACGCCCATCTGGCGTACACCCATAAGCTGTGCGGCAATGTCAGCTTTGCTTTTGCACACGTCTGCTGCGGCTGTGGTTGATAGGGCCATTAGAATGGCTAGAATTAGGGCTGTTAGTGTTTTCATTTTGCTTTCCTTACTGTGGGGTTAGAGGTCCGAGCCATTTAAAAGAGCTTCTGCACCCTGCCTTGCAAGATTGGCAATTAGCTCAAATAATTTAACTTGGTCTGTCGCGGCCATTTCAAATGTAATCATTGCGGGGTTAGACAAAATACCCTGCATTGCTCGTGCCTCAAAATACTCTCGCTTAGTCAGGCCCACAGGCGCAGCTTCTACATAAGACTGTCATTCCTGCGGCATTGCTGGGCTGTTACCGTTATCTGTGCTCATTTCGCTTTCCTTTTTATTGTGTAAAGCCTTCCGTTGATGACATACCCGCTGTTCATAACCCTGTGCAACGTAGACGGGTCAACTCCTAGTGCTGACGCCGCGTGGGTGACGTTGCCAGCGTGCCGGGTTGTTATGTACTCCCAGACTGGGGTTGATTGGGTCATGCTTGCCCCGGCATCTTTTCAGACAAAAAGAAAACAGTGTTTTTATTCTTTGCAGTCTGGCCCGTTATTTTCGCATCTGAGATTGCGCCATTACATAGACTTCCAGCAACTACCGTGGATGATCCCGTCCGATAAAAATCATTAAGCGCCTTGGCGATAACCTCCAGCGCCTCACTTTTACCTATGCCACACGATCCCCTAACCTCTACCTCTATCACGTTAACCTTATCTCTCATTTCTCATAATCTCCACGCACCTGTTTCAGGGTTATGAATTTTATTAGATTTTTTTACTGCTGCCACTTGATTATCCATAATAATTCATTACTCGGTGACGTGGTTGATGATTGGCCCCGAAGGGCCTTGTTATTGTTTATGACAGAACTTCGGTAAGTCGACCGTAATGCTCAACAGGGTTCCCGTTCTCGTCGTGTGCATGGACCGTCATCATCTCGCCCAGAAAGTCGTCAGCGTGTTGGCCGTCTAAGGTGCTATCGTCGATGGTGCCGGTGGTGTCGTTGTTGATTACTACGTTGTATGTGGTCATGTTCGTATTCCTTTTGTGTGGTTGGTGTCTCTCTATGACTCAAAAATAACACACTACCGCAGCATTGCAACACCCTAGACACAAAAAAACCCACTATTTAGCAGGTCATTGTAAAGCGTCGATTTTTTAGCCAAAGCCTTCGATCCGGGCGACTCGTGCGCCAAAGTCTATAGACGTAGTTTCTAAACATCGGCATTGGACTCGTTCTTCAGCCGGTGCACCCAGAGAAGAATCCCCCGGATAACGCATCTGATAGCCGCCCACATCAAACGGCGCATTACCTTTACGCTTCTGCCCATCTGCTGCTGCGTGCGTATCTCGCGTGCGTGCGTCCCCGCTTGAGTCCCACTCCCGCGTCACGTCATCGTCTAAGACTTCACCCGCCTCGGTTGCCTGGCGCAATGCCTCGTGGTGGCCTGCCCGCAATGCGTCTATGGATTCGGTACGCGCTATTACGTCACCGCGATATTTCAGCGTGCGGCTTTGTAATGCCGTTATAGCGCGTTCAATTCTGTCATTTGATAGTGGCTTGCCTGACGCAATGGCCCGCTTAACCATGCCGTCAAAGCGTTTGTTGCGCAGCTTCCTGTCAAAGTATGCCGGGCTTAGTTCTCTCAGCTCGTTGCGGGCATTGGCTGTCCACTGAGCCTGTTGCTCAGTCAGTCCAATAAACCCGCCTTCCCGCCGCCCGGTTACGCGGTTTTTCCTGCCTACAAGATCCAGCGCCGATTGCCGGGGGTTGATGCCCTCCGATAACCTAGCTGTAAGCTGCTGGCGGACCATCTCACGTTGGCCTTCCGTAATCTCAACAATCAAGCTGGATGAGTTCTGCCGTAGCCACTGCTCAGCGCGGGTGTTGCGGACATTGAACGCAAACGCAAACGACACATCACTGCCGGGCGCAGGAACACGGCCAACTTGACTTGCCGCAGTATCGCCACCTTTGCGGTAGGCGTTCTGAATGGCCTGCTCAATGGACCCGAGCGACGCCTCACTAATTCCGATTGCCGTTAGTACACCATCAATATCACCCACGGCAATACGGTCGATCAGATCCTTAATGACGGCATCGTTTTTTAGCTTAGCAACAGAGTCAGAGAACGCCTTGCGAAAAGCCGCCTCCTGCTCTTTTGTGATGCCGTTTAATTTGACGGTTGCCATTAGGCTGACAAGTCCAGTTCGTACAGCACAGCAACGCCTGCGGGGGCTAGGGTGCGAACTTTAGTGATGCTTATCCAATCACTGCCAGAGGTCGCTTGGCTTCTTGTAATGCCTACCGCAACATCATCTGCTTTCTTTGGAGCAAACCCCGGTGTCGCGGCCATAGTCAGGGTTCGATTTATGATTTCAACGTACGTGCCATCTGCGGCCATAACGCGACGGTTGTCTTCAAGTATGCTTACTGTTGTATAGGAGTATGACGTTACAGGATCCCAAGGGTCACCGCCGCTTCCAGACTGCTGGCGGATGGTTGCGGGGTAGCCTTCATCGGTCGACGCAACCGACTTGATAGCGGCGTTTACTTCGGCGGCGATCTCTGCCCAGTTTATGCTCACGATACGATCAACGCGGCAGGTAGGTCATCCGGTGTCAAGATAGATGACAGAAGATTGTCAATTGCTGTGACCGTTGGCGATGAGGACCTGTCGCCATTGTTGCTTCCAATATACGTGAAAGATATTGATTGCACTTTTGTCAACACTTTCTGCTCTGACTCGGTAAATGTCTTAGCAAAAAATCCCGGTGTTTGCAGTTCAAGAAGTGTTGCCTCATAAGATGCGCTGACCACGCGTACCGGAACAGAACTATCAGGGATTGAATTGCCAAAGCGATCAATGGCGCTTTTACGAGGCCATGAGCGTTCCTGATCTACGCCGCCGGTGGGCTCTCCGGGCCAGCGCTGGTAATAGTGGCCATCCAGATAAACGGAACCACGCAAGCGGGCCGCAGCTACGGTGCCGGCGGGTATCTCTAGGCCGTTGGCTTCAATGTAGTCTGCAAAGCCGATATCTGTGCCGTAGCCGGGCATACGTTACCCCTTGTTAAATTTGGATTGATTCTTGGCAGGTTTTGGAATGATTGGCACGGTAATTATTACACCCATATCGGCGAAATCTTTGATCTGCGCTTCGCTTAATTGCAAGGCGTTTTCAAGAATGACAGAAGCCCCGGCTCTTACGGTTTGCGTTCCACCGAAGACTCGTATGGCCTTGTCACGTGATGAGTTATTTTTAACCTGGTACGCTGACATTGTGACGCTCCTAAAAAAGCGAGGCCGTAGCCCCGCCTATTCATTCAGTTTAAGCGTTAGACACGCCACGACGCAACACACGAGGAGCACAGCACAGGAAAAGCGGGTAGCTGTAAATCTCGCCGCGAGTAAAGGCTTGGCGATCCCTGTCAGGAATGTTGAGGCCGTAGGTGTCCACGCCAGGAGTGTTTACAAACGGACCAAACTCAGCCGGGGCCATTGCGTGCTTGAAAACACCTTCTGCATCGATTGGAAAAAACTTGGCTTCCGTGTCAGCAATCGCAACAGCCGAGTTGTCGTCAGTGCCACGATAGTTGTGGAAGGTGATGCCGCCGAATGTGAAGGCTTGAAAAGCATTACCCTGGCGAAGGTCACCCGCAGCGGCATAGCCAAGGAAGGTATCACGCACTTTCGGGTGCTTAATCAGCAAGTCGTAGAACGTGTCACCGACAAGCGCGTGCACGGTTGTTGCTGTAGTAAAAGCACCCTTAGCAGAGCGAGCCATCGCACGGACGACGCCGTTACAAATTTCGCGCACATCAGTGCTTGCAGTGGTCAGCAAAAAGTTAATAGCTGTGGTTTCTGCCTCGCCGAATTGGTCAAAATAGTTGTAGATAACGCTTGAGCCATCAGCGTCCAACAGCTTGCCTTGCAGCGCGCCCAAGCGGTGATATTCTTGAGTCAGTTCAACGTCATTACGGACGCGAGCGAACCGGCGCAAGAACTCTGCCTGAACTTGCTCCAGCTCAGTCTCGGAACCAAAGGCACGGATGTTCTGGATTTCTTCAGCGTAGAGCGTGAAACCTTTTGCAAGCCGGACCGTTTTCAAGGGAACCGCATCGCGGTCGTCTTCTTTCAACTCAGAAGTTGAAGCGCCAACCGGGCTTGTAGGAATAAGGGTTAGCACGCCGTCGCGGCGGTCCACAAAAATGGTCCGGGTGCGTACGGGCATAGGCTCAAATAGGCCAAGCTCGCCTAGAAGTTGAGGTTTGAAATCCATTTTGTTACTGACACCTGTCAAAGATGTCATCGAAAAAGCACTGTTATTGAAAACGTTCATTGAAGCCATGATTTTTTCCTTTATCGACGAACGATGATGCCGAGTGCCTTTAGGGCAAGGTCGGATGCGATGATTTGGGCGGAGTCTGCACCAACCTCATAGGTCAGTTCGTGACCGTTAAGCTCGGCATCGCGTGCAAAGTTAACGCTTGCATAATCAACGCCCGAGGCAGTGGTGTTCACGATGGTTTCAAATAGTACGCCCGCCTCGTTCTGCGATCCGTTAGTTGCCGCGACATCGTGACGCACAAACTTTCCAGTGGCGGTAATCTTGCCTAAGACAGTGCCGGCAGATAGGGTGGTGTCTGCGGGAACGGTCACGGTTACGTCATCGCGTGATCGGAAGCCGTTAGACTCGCTGACAATAAACGACGCTGTTGCTTGGCGTTTCTGTAGAGTTGCCATTCTTTACGCTCCCTTCTTCATTTTGATGCCAGCAGAGGCAAAAGTGGAATCGCTCCAACTACCTGCGCCGTCGTTAGATTGGACTTGGCCAATGTTGCGCAGCGGGTCAGTGGTGGTTGCTGAGTCTTCTGCTAAGATGTCAAAGCGTGCGTCGATGTACGCCGCTGATTTATCCTTGACTGCTGAATCACCCAGCTTGGCCACAACGGTAGCTTTGCGAATATCTGCATCGCTTAGGCCAGCAATAGCCAGGTCTTTTGCAATCAACTTTGCCTTGCCGATCAGCTCAGCGCGATCCATTACCCGCTTATCTACTTCGTCTTCATTCATCATTTTGTCTTTCAAGTCGTCGATCTCAGCCTGCATCCGACCCATCATCGCGTCCATTTCCATCTTCATATCATAACGGTCGCTGATTAACTTGGCCTCGGCGTCGGCCATTTTTACTTTAAACGCTTCAATCGCCGGGGCGTCGGTAGCGGCAACTTGCACCGCCTTGTCGCCCAGAACCACTGTTAACATAGTCATGGCTGATCCTTTAATTTTCTGGTCGTGGTTAAGTGGGACAAAGCCCCATGCTTGCGCACCGTCCCCGATGCGTAATTCCTGATTTGCCCTGCCCTGATCGACAAGTGCAACGTGATTAACTCGTATGTTTCGCTGTATCGCGTCGTATGCTTCGCCGCTGTCTGTGAGGCCGCTCACCATCTCAACGTCGGCAGTGTAGCCAAGGGAGAGTTCGCGCTTGCCGCCTTCGTAATCTTTGATTGCGGTGCCGTCCATCATAATCAGCGGCACGCGGATATATTCACCGTCGCGTGTAACCTCATCACCCATCTGGCCTATGGAATCTAGCTTCCAAGTGTCAGCGGTAACGCTTGCCGCGGGATGATTGTTCGTCATCGGCTTATGCGCGATGCTGGCCATTGAGTCAGTGGAGAACACTTCGGACTCTGGCCGGAACACTCGAACAAACTCCATTCCCGGCTGTTTCATCTCATCGCCGGTATACAGTTGGACATTGCCGGCGCGACTGACCCGAGACGATGCAACCAAGTAGCCGTCGACTGTGCGCTTGACTGTGCTTTCGTCAATCGAAACTTTGTCTACAAACTGCATTGCAAGCCTCCTTTTGCTCTACTCATCTTCGCCGCCCTCTAGTTCTTGCATTGCCGCCTCAAGCCCCGGCAAGTCGCCTGCTTCAATAAATGAGTTAATTAGGCTGTCGGATAGCGCCTCCACCGGAACCAACGGCAAGTCATCGCCGCCACCTGCAAGAACCCTTGCCGCGTCTGCCTTTGTCTTGAATATGTCGGCTTTGTCTTTCTCGCTCATTTGATACAGAGGGCGAAAGCGAAATTGACAGTCGCTTGTCCTATCACCTAACGCCGAACGTACAACCGCGTCCATAAGTTTTTCTAGTGGCTCGCGTAAATGCAGCTCTTGCTCTGCGCTGATCCTGTCGTAGTAATTCCTTAGATCACCATCACCCGTCGAGTTCATACCCTCAGGTGATTGACCAAGAAACCGGGTTGCAGGGATGTCAGCGGCACCGGATACAATCTGTAGCTGCAAGCGCTGTACTTCTGGGAGCTGTGCAAAATTGACTGACTTCTGCTGGTAAGTGTCGTTCTTGTCCAAAACCAGCGCATTAACAGTTGATTTCATGCTCTGCACTAGGCTGAACCGTTCCACAACCGCCCGTTTATAGACCTCACTTTTCATCCCTTCCATGAAGCCGTCAATCTGATAAACGTCAACTTTGGCCTCTTGAACCAAAGCCGCGATGCCCTGCTGGCCTGCGGTGGCGTCACGAATTGCAATCTCGATAGAATCAAGAATGCTGTCTGCCCATCGGTCGTAAAGAATCTGCGAATCAACCGGCAGTTCGTTGCCCAGGAACCGAACAACACGCGACGGATGAATGCGAATAGTGCCGCCAGCAGCGCCGATCAGATCGTAATAAATAGGCTCCATGTAAGTAGGGCTCATGGGGTCAAAGTCTAGCAGGCCGCTTGATAACTGGTATCGGTCCATTACTCTTATAAATTGCACGCCGCCCTTTTTTATGCTGCTCAGCACCAAGGGCTGATCGTTGTTGTCTTTGCCGTCGCTGATAATGATCCCGGCACCGCCCAACAAACGTGCTTGCTTTATGGCTTTGAATACTCGGCTGTAAACCTGTAGCCTTTTTTCTTCGGCTTTAATTAGTGCAATTTCTTCTTTGCTACACTGCCAAGCCCAGCCCTCGCGCATCATATCAAGCGCAGGAA